CTTCTTCAAGATACTGTATCAATAATGTGACGTAGATATCCCTTTCCCAAGGTATCATACTCTCAAGCTCAGACAAACTATATTTGTGGTGTTGCATCAATGAAAAGTTTGTCTTGTAATAGTTCTTTAAATCATCATAACAAATTATAATCCGAAAAAACTTTCGAGCCCTTCCACTTCCAATTTGTGATTGAAACCACACTTGGAACAAACTATTTCAATGTCCTTTTTTAATCTCGGAATATTATTGAAGAAGTGTTCAATCTTTTCAAATTGTTGTTGATTCATACTCTCAACAAATCCAATCAACTCTTCTTTTGTTGTTTCTTTTGCATAATGAAACTGTTCACCGTCATAGATGTATTCGATAGAATTTGCAATCATATTGAATGTAACATCAGTAATGTTGTCCAAATTGATTGAATCTTTAATTAAACCAAATTGTGGATAATGCATCTTCACAACAATTTTATCATCGATTGCAACTTCTGGATCAACCGTCACATCGGAATGCGGATAAATTTCAGTCAAATTGATCTTTGACTCCATGATGTTACCACACTCTTTCGTTTCAGAAACGTTATTGTTGCAACGATACTTTGATTCTGAAATTTCACCAACAGATTTTGCTCTGAGGTTGATGAAGTAGTATTCAATATCAATAATTGGAAGTTCATCCAAATCAATATCTTGTGTTAATGTACAAACATTCAAAATCTCTCTGATGTTATGTTGAATGGTATCTGCATCACCAGATTCCATTGCCATCAGTAAGTTCTTTTGTTCTTTGACTAAGAACGGTCTATATTTCAGTTTCTTTTTAGAAAGTGGCAATTCAATTTCATATGTTGGCACTTCAAGTTTTGGTAAAGCCATATTATCTCCTTATAAATTCAAATGGTTTCCCATCTAGTATATGCAAATGTTGCATTCAGTTTATGATATCCGTCAGCACTCCAATCTAAGTCCATCTGATTGATTGAGATTGGATATGCTTCAACAAATTTAACTACGTAAGTATATTTGTCTGTAACGTCATATTGTATGATCGTAATGTCGGTGCAATATGTCTTTCTATATTTGAAGTTATTTGTAGAAGTGGGATTCACAAGTTCCATCCATGCATCAAATAATTTCTTTTGTTTCATATTACTATCAACGATTAGTGTTACATCCAGATCATTGTATGTTGTAAGATATGGAAATTTTTCAACTGGTCCATATGTTCTTTGTTCTGTGGTTGCTAGAGTTCTTCCTGGTATCTGAGCACTTTCACATCGAAATGATAATGTGTCCAATGAACTACCAAAAGAATTTAAACCTGTAGGGAGAGGAAAGATTACTTCAAATCTGTTGGGTCTAGCGAAATCGCCTTTAAAAGTCGAGAGGATTTTGTCAATTGATAGTGACATTTATGAATTCCTTATTTCTTCGATAGAATCTTGCCAAACCATCTTGGCAGGTTGTTTCTTAAACTGGTGTACCGGCAGGTAAGTTGCCACATCCCATTCATCAGGTTGTACCGCCAGGATTCTTGATCTAATGTGTGAGTACAAATACTGTTTGACGCACGGCCTAAACTCCTTGAGTCTCCTGGTTGCGTCCAGTATGTCATAGGTGATGCGTATACGCTTAATCTCATCATTCTCATCATAGATTGCTCTACCCATCAACTTACGCATAAACAGGATTCTGTAATTAATTGGTAAATAGTGCAGATTTAAACCCAAAAATCCATCCGCATTTCTTTGGAGTGGCATCACAAGTGGAAATCTGTCATAATATGGTAATTCAGATTTACCCTTTGGATCGTATATAAAGAAGTAAAGCCCACCAAGTAAAAACTTCTGTCTGTTTGATGGTGGTGTGTATCTATACTTCTCCTTTGTGATTGGAGGGATGTATGCAGTCGGATTTCTCAGTTGCAACATCTTCTGTTTCAACCATGCAAAAGACTGGCGAGTCATTGTCTGAACGCCAGCTGCAGTTTTTTCTTCTGCTATTTTGGTGAGTATTGAGGGTTTTGTAGCCATCCAATATTTAGTTAGAGTCCAAGGTGTTCTTCTGTGATGATTTTGAATTCCCAACCACGATCCAAACAGTATTCGCTTGCGGCTTTCCATTTTGCCTGATTGACACCCCAGGTTGCAACTTCATTGATATATTGTTTTGTCACTCTTTTTTTGACTTCTGGTGCACTTGTTTGTTTTTTCGGTTTCACTTCAAGCATCATCGTTTTCTGTTTTCCGTCTTTTGTTCGCACTTTGACTAGAAAATCTGGAAAATATCTATGCCATTTTCCATCAACCGGCGATATATAAGGAACAATCATTTCCTCGGAAGCCCAAGATATAATATCTGGATTTTTGTCGAGCCAGTTCATCACCCTACACTCCCAGGATGAACGATAAACAATATTTGTGTGATCACCCACATATTTCTGTGGATTTCTAGGTCTAAACAGACCCTTGTAAGATGATTTGTATGACATATAAATATTATGTATGCATTTTGCAATCAAAGAATAAGGTATACTAAATGGCGGATATTATCAGTCCAGAAGAAAACAATGCAGCTGGCACAGGAGCAGGTGCTTCAGAAACACTTTATAATGAAATTACACAACCGGTTTTTGATCCATCAGCTGGTCCAGCAGCAGACCTCTATAGATCAAAATATACTACCGGGTCAAATTATTCTTTAGCTTATCCAAAAGATTTGGAGAGTTCAAAGAGGGGACATGCTGTATATTTTGATATATATGAAGTTCAACCACTTGGTTTTAAACAAGTATCTGAGGCTGTAAAATTAGGTTTGAATCCGATACCAGACGCTAAGGACCCGAATGACACTCGGTCCGACGAGAATGGCACCGGAACAACCGCCAAACCGGCAACTTCTTTTGAAGAGGGTGCTAATAAAATTGTTGAGGCTACTGAAAAAATAATTGGTAAGGGCAATGTTTTTCCCGGATCAATAAACATCAACCCAAGAACAAAAGATAATGCTGTTGCAACCATTGCATTATATATGCCAGAGACACTTAGTTTTGATTATGATGCAGCATACAACAAGATGGAATTGAAAGCAGCAATAAATTCCGTACCTATAGTTGGTGGTATAACATCAGCTTTAACTTCTATTATGGAAAATTCCGCAGTTAAGTTAGCAATGAGTGCTGCCGGTTATGTTTTCAACCCACAAGATCAATTATTGTTTGAGGGCATAGATTTTAGAACATATCAAATGAGTTTCACATTTACACCAAGTTCAATTGAAGAAACAAACAGTGTAAATGCTATCATAAAAACTTTTCGTTATCATGCAGCACCACAAATAGGTGGTGTTGGAGGATTTTTCTATATTCCTCCATCGATTTTTAATGTGTCTTTCCGTTACAATGGAAAAGTCAATCCAAACATAAATCTTTTAAAAAGAAGTGTTTTGGAAAGCGTAAGTGTAAATTATGCACCAAACGGATGGGCAGCTTTTGAAGGTAATGGTGCACCAGTTCAAACAACTATGACACTCCAATTCAAAGAAACCGTTCTTGTCGATAAGACACAGATCAAAGAAGGATTCTAATGAGTTACTTTGCAAAATATCCAAAAGTAGTTACGACTCAGAAAGATGGCACACGAAGTGTCATGGTCAACTTACTGACTAGAAGTAGCATTATACAAAGTTTATTGAATAATCCACTCCTATTCTACTCATATGATGTACAGGATGGTGAAACACCAGAAATGATTGCACATAGATATTACAATGACTCTTATTACTACTGGTTGATTCTTTATGCAAATGAAATAACTGATCCACAATGGGGATGGCCACTAGATCGTGCATCTTTCGAAAGATACATTGCGGAAAAATACACAAGTCAAAATCCTTATTCAACAATTCATCATTATGAAAAGATGATTACGCAATTTGAATCGTCTACAAGAACAACAACGGAAAAAAAGATAGTTATCGATGAGGAAACTTACAATAATCTGACACCATCAACAACAGTTTATCAATTTCCAAAAAGCACAACAACGATAACAATTTCAAAAGCGGCGATAACATTGTATCAATATGAATTGGATTTGAACGAATCAAAAAGATCAATAAAAGTCATAAAGAAAGAATTTGCAACAATTGTTGATGGACAATTTGAAACATTAATGTCGGAATAAAATGGTCGATACCCCAAAAAACGTAGCTTATTACCCCCAAAGTGCGAGC